GCGGCGGCGCTCGCCGGCCGCGCCGGAGGGGAATAGCCGCGCCGCCCAGGTCATTGACCGTTCAAGGAATGCGGCGCCCCACACCGGAAGCGAGAAGACACCCGTGAAGGTCGAGATCTACAGCGACTATTCATCTAAAACACTCGCAGCTTGACCTGCATGGCAAACGGCCTCCGGCGCTTGATGGCGTCGGGGGCCGTGGTGTGGTGTGGTGGGTGGACCCGCGCCCTCCATCGGGGGCCCTCCCCCCTCAGGGGGGCGCGGGCTGGCCGGCCCTTGGCGCCCACCGCCGCGGGTCGGCCGTCTGCGGTGGGGGGATGCCGTCAGCCTGCCCAGCCCGTACGGGCCGCGCACTAGGTGTATCAGGAATTCACCCGTTCGAGCGAACGCGCGTGCGATTTTCTGGGCAGGGCCGGGCCACCCGCACGGTGGGGCGCGCCGGGTGGCCGGTATTAGTGGTGCCCCAGTCCTACCGGGTGATGGGTGCCTACAGCAACCGTTTCCCCGGATTTGGTCCAGCACACTGGACTGACAAAGATCATTACGTACGTAAGCGTGAGCGCGTGCCGACTGATCCGCCGCTGCCCGAGTGGGTGCTGCCCCGCCGCCAGCAGCTCGGCCGGCACATCGCCCGGCAGCGGCACGCCGCGGGGCTCACCGTGGACGCCGTGGCCGAGCGCACGGGCCTGAACCGCAAGACCGTCATGCACATCGAGTCGGCCCGCCGTAACCCCACCTTGGCAACGTTGCTGCTGATCGCGGACGCCCTCGGAACCAGCGTCGGCCGCATGCTGCTCGATGACGGTCCCGCCGCCGACACGGGGGCGGCCGGCGGCGGGACCGCCTGACCCGCGGCAGCCGGCTGCCACGGGCGGGGGGGGGTTAGTCGCGGACGGCCTTGTACGCCTCCCACAGCGCCTCAGCCTCAGCGCAGATGAACAGGCTCACGCTGCACTGCGCGCACCCGGGGCGGTGGTCGAGGTATGCCCGGTACGCGGTCTGTGCGGCGCCCTCCAGGGCCCGCCCGGCGGTGGCGGTGATGGGCTGTGGCCCGTCCCCTGTGTCTAGGTAGTGCCCGCCTGTACGCTCTGCCATGTCGTCACGCTCCTGTCGTGTCGGCCACGCCCCCGGGCCGTTCACGCGGTCGCGGGGGTCTCGTCTCTGACGGTACTGCCCCGGGTAGAGCTATGTATAGCTCTCTGGTGCTGCGCGCAGCTATGGGTGTACCTAGCGTGATCAGCATGGGTGACGTGTCCGTGCCGGAGTTCGACCCGACAGGGCCGCAGCTGGTGTACGTGGCGCTCGCCGACCACATTGCGGCGCGCATCGCGGCGGGGGAGCTGCGCCCGGGCGCGCGGCTGCCGTCCGAGCGGGACCTGGCGGCAGAGTACGGGGTGGCGTACCTGACGGTGCGGCGCGCGGCGGCGGTGCTGCGCGAGCGCGGGCTGATCGTCACGGTGCACGGACGGGGCACGTACCTGACCGAGCCCGGACACGACGAAAGCGGCCCGCCCGGCGAGGTGCCGGACGGGCCGTGATGCTGCTCAGTGCTGCCAGAGGGCGACGACGGCAGCCCCGGCGCCCGCGACACCGGCGAGCATGCCGATCGTACGGACCGGCCACCGGTTCGCCTCCAGGGCCTCCAGTCGGCCAGCCGTGCGCTTCTGCTGCTCGGTCTCCCCCCGCTCGATCGTGTCGAGCCGCTGCTCTACAGCCTCCATGCGCTGCTCGGCTACCTCTAGGCGCCGGTCCGACTGGTCACCGCGCTGCGCGAGCAGCTGCAAAGACCCGTTGATCGTGGCAAAGCCGGTCTCCATTGCGCCTTTCAGTTCGGCGAGCGCGACCGCCACGGCCGCCGGGTCGGACGTGTCGGGCGCGCTCACGGGTCAGACGCCCTTGATCAGGCTGGCGCTGTTGCCGTCGCCGCGCAGCCGGGCAACGACGCCCTTGACGAGCGCGAACCCGGCGGCGACACCGGCCACCACGGCGTTCTGCCACATGCTCAGGGAGAACGGCTGGCTGACGACCAGGGCGCCGAGGAACGCCTGGAGGAACGTGGTGACCACGCGCTCGGCGAGGTCGAGGCCGTAAGCCGCGGCGGTCTTGCCGAGGCTGGACAGAGTGGGCAGGGACATGGTGGTCTCCCGGGTGGGTGTCAGTGGCGCGTGATAGGGGGTCAGGACGAGGCAGGGGGCTCGACGGGTGCGGGGTCGCCGTCCACGACCTCCACGTGCACGGTCGCGTTGGCGATGGCGTCCTGCACCGCGGCGACGATCGTGGCCACGTCCTTGCCGGTGCCGAGCTGCTGCGCGAGCGCGGTGATTGCCGCGCCCTGCGCCGCCTGCTGCCGGTAGATCGCCTGCACCCACCCGGACAGCGCCCAGTCCACCGAGTGGTCGTCCGGGGCGTGCATCCCGGCCGCGCCGGTCACCACCTGGCGGGCGATCCGCCGTACGTCGTCGTCGCTGAGCGGCATGTCGTCCTCCTGGACGGTCGGGGGTACGCCCGCCCACGCGCGCAGCGCGGTCGGGGTCATGTAGCAGATGGAGCGGTCGATGGGTGTCGAGGTGAACTGCCAGAACAGGCAGCGGACGCCGTGCGGGGCGGGTCGTGCGCGGCCCTGCGCCTGCGTGTAGCTCATGGCGCCGGCGGGGTAAGCCGGGTACCACAGGCCGTCGCTGTTGCGCGGGTAGTGGCCGCGGCGGATGTCCTCGCCGGACGTGTAGCAGCCGACGCGCTGGTGCGGGAACGCCGCGCGCACGCGGTCGATCCACACCTCCGCCCACGCCCGGATCTGCGCGTCGCTGCGCCCGGTGTAGTTGTGGTCGCCCTTCTCCAGATCCAGCCAGTGCACGAACGCGGGGTGCGCGTCCGCGTCCCGCTGGACGGCGCCGATGTAGTTGTCGGCCTCGGCGCGGGCGTCCTGGTTGGGCCATGCGTAGTGGTAGGCCTGCGGCAGCAGCGACGGCACGGAGAGCACGCCGTCCATGTGCATGCGGTAGTGGTCGTCGCGGGTGTGCTCGCCCTCGCTGGCCTTCACCTGCGCGAACGTCAGCCCCCCGCGGGCGAGCGCGGCCCAGTCCTGGCGGCCCTGGTAGCTGCTGACGTCGATACCGCGGCTGATCGCCGCCATGATGCCTCCCGGGCGCCAGGATCAGGGGACCTCGAAGACGGTCACCATGAGGCTGCTGTACTGGTTGATGGTCTGGTTGCTCATCGGCGTGGCCGCGACCTTGATCGTGTGGCTGCCGGCTGTGCCGAGGGTGCCCTGATAGGTCTGCGCGACCGTGGCCCGGTCCGTGCTGACCTCGGCGGCGAACACCGCGAACTGCGAGGCGTTGGTGCCGTCCACGACGACGCGGGCGGACGCCAGGCCCGTGGTGGCCCCGGTCAGGTCCACGTCCAGGACGACCACCGCCTGGTAGGTGGCGCCGTCCGCCGTGGTGTCGAACGTGATGCTCAGCCCGGGGACGTCCGCCCCCGACTGTGGGCCGACCAGCGTGCCGGATGCGGTGGCCTGGTACGGCACGGGCTGGGCGCGGTTGAGCCGCCCGGCGGTGACGATCTCGCCTGCCAGGAACGCCACGGGGTGCCTCCTACAGGGCTAGGGTCATGGGGTTGGCCAGGCGTACGTCTGTGCCCGCGTCCCAGCCGCGCACGATGCCGTTGACGGCTCGGGTGACGGTGAAGGTCTGCGGGCTGCTGCTGCCCGAGCAGGCGGTGGCGGTGACGATCTCGCCGCCCACGCGCAGGTCGAACGGGTACTGGTCGGCGGCCGTGGTCCACAGGGGGCCTGCGGTCACGGCCACGCTGATCGTGGTGTCGTTGGCGTCCGCGTCGGCGGCCAGTTCGGAGCCGTCGGTGTCGCACCTGCCGAGCACGTCGTCTTCCAACACGGCGACGGTCCAGGGCGAGCCGGGCGTGCAGTTGTAGGCGATCGTCCAGTCGAACACGCCGAGGATCTCGGTGTAGCCCTGGACCATGGCGCGGATGTCGCCGGGGGGCAGCCACACGGGGGGGTTGCTGATGGTGATCAGGTCGCCGAGGTCCACCGCGCACGCGTCCCCGCGCAGCCACGGGCCGGCCGCCAGGTTGACGGTGACCTGCGGGTAGCGGGGCTCGTCCGTCGTGCCGAGGTGCAGCAGCCATCCGGCGAGGTCCGGCAGTTGCGTGTCCGACTGGACGTTGGCGGTCTGGCTGGTGGTGTAGCGGCCGACGCCGAGCGGTGGCGCCTGCACGGACAGGGCGCCGGCGTCGAGCACGGCCCGGGCGCTGCTGCCGGAGGGGCGGCTGACGGTGATGTCGTTGCGGGTCTGGGTGTCGTCCTCGGTGGGCTCCAGCGGCGGCGCGACCTCGCCCCGGGCCGTGTAGTCGAGGGCGAGCGCGGGCGTCTGGTTGTAGAGGGTGACGCGGGGCCGGTAGGCCAGCGCGATGCTGTCGCGCGCCTCGTACAGCACGCCCACGTCCGCGTCGGCGGCCTCCTCCAGCAGGTCCAGGACTGCGCCGGGCCGTTGCGGGCCCATGCCCGCCGTGCCCGCCAGCCCGTACGGGAACGCCAGCGGGATGCTCTCCTCGGAGCAGAGGCGCGTGACGCGGCCAGTAGCGGTCTCCCCATCGAAACCGCTGTCGGCGTTGTCGTAGATCGTTGTGCCGAACGTGAGGTTCGTGCCGTCCCACGTGGCGTGCACGTCGAACACGGCCAGGTGTCCGACCGCGAGGCCGGCGAGCGCCGGCGACCAGGGTCCGACGACCGATGGGACACGGCCGAGCCCAGATGTGCACGTCGTCATTGCGGCCCACCACGTGCTGTCCGCGATGCTCGGCCACGCGGCGATGACCCGGCAGGTGCCGCCACCGTCATCGGCCACGGTGACGATCAGCCGGTTCCACTGCCCCGCGAAGTCCGCGATGGCCTTCGCGGTGGTGAAGTCGAAGTGGGCCAGGCTCGCACCGCTGCTGTCGAACGCCTCGATGCGGATTGCGGATGTGGAGGCGGACACGACCGCCTCGTGGATCGCCGCGCCGGTGACCCGCACCCGCAGGATCGCCGTCAGGGACGCGGGGAGCGTCGGCAGCTTGTAGACGCACTCCACGTGCCACCCGGTGGCCGTGGTGGCGGCTACGGTCGCCGTCATCAGCGCCCCGTCGCTGCCGACGACAGGCAGGGCGGAGGACCCGCCTAGGCTGCTGTCGCTCGCCCACGAGAGCCCTGTCGCGGCGGCGGGCGTCCCGCCCGGGAGTCCGGATGCGGCCTGCGTGGAGTTCTGCCCGTCCTCCAACGGCCAGTACCCGAGCAGGTGGTCAGCACTGGGGATACGGCGACGGAGGGTGGAGTCCAGCGGGCTGGCGCCCTGGCCGAGCCTGCGCATGATGCCGCCCGCCTGCACGGGCACGTACACGTCCCCGCCGCTGGCGTCCCACCGCGTTGGCCACGCGCTGATCTCTCCGAGGAACCGCACGTGCCGGTTGCTCAGCGCCCCTGCGCCCACCGTCCAGGCGAGCCCGGCGTCATCCGTGAACGCGGTGGCCCCCACGCTCTGCGCGGTGAAATCGGCGGCGGCAACGAGGGTGCCGTCGATGCCGTCGCGCACCTGCACGGCGTGCACCTGTCCCACCAGCGGCGTGCGACCCCTACCGGGGAGGTCGGGCGCCACCGTCAGGGGGGTGTCCCCGGTGGGTAGCACGGTGATGCTGGCGACAACCCCGACGTTCCCGATCTGGGTCCACGTGCCGTCGATGCTGTCTGACCAGTACCACGTGATCGCGGTCTCACTGGACCCGTCATCGACGTCCAGGACGACGCGGACAGCGGCCCGTGCGGGCATGTCGTCGGGGACGGTGCGTTCGCTGAACCAGAACCCCTCCGCCGTCATGTCGTACCACCGGAACTGAATGGCGCCCTTGTTGAGCCACAGCAGCCAGTAGCTGCTGGGGTCGTCGTCGGCGTAGCGGCCGATGATGGTCTGTTGCCCGTCGGGCGTACGCCAGTTCGTGGTGACCTCAGCGCGGACATCGAGGTCACCGGCAATCTGGAGGGCGTCCGTCGCCGCCGCCGACGCGATATGGTCGGCGGTGCCGTCGAGGTCGAGCCACGGGTCACCGCCGACCGCGCTGACCCGGATCGGGGTGTTGCGCCCGATCAGCCCGTACAGCGGCGACAACGGGTTGCGCGGCGAGAAATAGCCCTGCTTGTTGTTCAGGGTCAGGGTGCAGGACCCGGGGTCCACACGAGACCCCTGATCCTGCCGCCCCCGCGTGATGCTGATGCGGTCCCGCAGGTACACGCGGTCGGTGATGTCCGTCCACGTACCATCCAGGTCCAGTTCGACCATGGCGCCAGTTGCCGGCATCGGTCACCCCCTACCCGAACGTGCGCTGCACGCTGTTCGGACCGCCGCCGGCTGTCGATGTGACGATGCCGCGAATTAGCTTCTTCACGGCCTCCGGGCCGTCCACGACGACCCGCACCGTCACCTGCTGCGACCCGCCGCCACCTGCGAGCCCGCCGCCCGCGGCGCCGGCAACCGCCAGCGACCCGAACCCGCCGCCGGGCGTGACGCCGAGCGCACCAGCGGCGCCCCCGACCAGCGCCGCCGCCGCCTGCGCGACGTGCGCCTGACGCGCGAGCATGCCCGCCGCCAGACCGTCGCCGATCGCCTGCCCGCTGTACTCCGTCCAGCCGCGGCCCGAGAACGGACCCTCCTTGGCGGGCGAGTGCGGGAACAGGCCGGACACCCCGGACAGCACGCTGGAGGCGGCGTTCTTCACGTGCGACGCCATCGACTTGATGCCGGACGCGAACCCGCGCAGCAGTGCCTGCCCCGACCGGTACAGGTACGAGCCCAGGTCGCCGAGCGCGTCCTTCGCGCGCCCGGGCAGGTCCCGCATCCACGACACGATCGCCCGCAGTCCGGCAATGACCGCGCCGATCATCCGGTTCGTGGCGTCGACCATCACCCCGGCCAGCCGCGCGCCGATGTTGCCCAGCGCCGCGATGGCCTTGCCCGGCAGCCCCGCGAACCACGAGACGATGGACCGCACCATGTCCGGGATCACCGAGTGGCCCACCAGGTGGTCCGACAGCCACTCGAACAGCTT